GTTGAATGACCCTGGGAGCGGGATCACTCTTCTTCGTAAAGTTCAGTTTCTCGAACTTAACAAATGCCTTTATTCTGGCGTCACGCTTACTCCATCCCCTTACCCGTTTTTCCTCAGCTGCTGCCGCGTACAGGTTGCGTTTGTTCGAAGGACTCTGCTCAACAAACTCTTTGTCTGTGAGAGGTTCAACTGTGCCGAACTCCGTCACCCGTGCAGCCAAACGTCTGGACACGTGGTTAAGTTTCTTCCACACCCCCTCTACTGGTTGGGGGGTTGGGACCAACCCATTGGCAGATTGCACGTTGAAAACCCTTTCATTCAACGCGCGTATTAGGTTGGGAAGATTATTGTTGTGTGCCCCAAAATCCTGTCGGCTCGACATGTGTGGCACAACTACCACATATCTAGCCCTACTGGGCGCCACTCCTACATGCGGTAAGACAACTATGCCCTTGAACGACTGGCCTGAGTGATACTCATTAGCTACAGTCGTTCTAGCGTCCATCCGCACGAGGCACCCCTATTTGGTGGTTGCGACACCATCCGCTGCGAGCCGCTTGAAAAATTCGTCCCCCTCATCCTGGACGAAATAAGCCGCCTCCACAGCGTCTGTGAAAAACTTTCTCTGACAACGCTTGATCACAATGCGCTGCTCGGCACTATCCGGGCCTACCGGCACCAATATGCCTTCTTTACAGGCCCCATCTAAAACCTGCTTCACTAAAAGCCTCAGGCATCGCAAATCATTGCGATCATCCTTGTTAAACCTGCACTTACCGGTACAATACACCTCCTCCGTCAGTGCTTTAACAATACGAGCGTTACGCCTGAATCTGTAGTGCTCTCTATGCACACTATTCCTAGGGCGTTTGGCAAGCTTGGCACCGTACTTTGCGTCAATGCCCTGCCTGCACCACTCGATAAACCCAACCTTAGGCTCGACCTTGATGTCGTCCTCACCCCAGGAGTCAATCCCAACGTATTGCGCTTTGGCTTCCGCCGTGGCCGCTCTGACCTGTCTCTCCTTACGCCAACTGGCCCAACCAGTGACGCGTTCCCACAATGAAGTGGTACTTACTGGACTATCAGAATCTATTGGCGACGACTTGAGTGGGACGCCCTCATCACCATTTTCAGATGGTGTTACAGACTCCCCCTCCGCGAACCGCACTCGCCCTACGCTAGGACACTCGCCCGATTTTGGTGTTGTGGCGGTATTACTGCTAACCTGTGCCTCACAAACACCATCCAATTGCGGTGTTGTGGCGGTATCACTGCTAACCTCTGCCTCACAAACACCATCTTGACTACGATCGCGCTTAGCCCTATTTCTGCGCGTCGCTTGGCCATGCCACTCCTCTAACCATTTCTGGGCCTCCTCCAAGCTCAAAAACTCGGACTCACCATTAAGGTCGTCTAGT